TTTTTATCATTTAGTAGAAATAATATTCCAGATTCTAAATGGGGTTTTCATTTAGTTGATTATTTAGAAAGTTCTGAATTTGATGATATTATTAAAGATATGAAATTATATAATAATGAATTTGTAATTAGTAAAGAAGATTATATTAGTTTATGGAAAGAATATTTGCATAATACATTTAAATATAATAATCAATTTAAATATAATGAAGCGATGAATTATCCTGATATTCGTGCTGAATATTTATATTATATAACTGAAAATAAAAATGAATTTATTTATGGTGTACAGGCAGATGATTGTTTAATTGTAGCGTATCATGCTTTATTATATAGTAATGAAAATTGGCAAAATTTAATAATTCATGGTGTTTTAGGAATAACTGATAATTCAGTTATTGGTACAATTTGTGGAGCATTATATGGCTGTCAATATAAGTTTGATAATATATGGATGAATAAATATGTAAATGAAATTTGGCTTAAAAAAACTATTAAGTTAGGAAAAAGTTTAGGAATTTAATTAAATTATTTCAAAATATTTTTCTAAATAATTTTATATAAGAGAAAATGTCGGGTACATTTAATTTTTGTCAACGTTTAGTTAATGAATTAGAAATAATACATGGACAACCTACCGGTTTTAAAGGCCCATGGGATGAAACTAAGATAACTCCTTCTAATGTAATAGATAATGTAATGGATGGATTAAATTTAAGATTGGCTCCTGCTGCTCGTGCTGCTCCTCCTGCTCGTGCTGCTCCTCTTGCTCTTGCTGCTCCTCCTGCTCCTCCTGCTCCTCCTGCTCCTGCTGGTGGCCCTGGTTTTATGCCTCCTCCTGGTTTTATACCTGCTAAAGTACGAATGCCGATGAACGGTGGCGGTGTAAATTTAAACGTGTTGATTAATGATATTTTACAACGCGATTTAATTATCCACAACGGTAAACAAATTGTCAATGTCCCTACTGCCGATGAACTTTTAGTACGTATTATAACACCTCTTTGGTATGAAAAAATTGGCGTTGATGTTGTTGGTAATGAATTAAACTATATGGGTGGCAAACAATACGAAAATGTACCTGCTAATATGTCTAAAACATACATTGATGCATTAAGACTAAATGATGCTGCATGGAAAGCATGGGATGCACAAGTCAAAATAATCCGAGATGGTTTAGCAAATATTGGTGGTGCTGGTACAACAGTATTTGCTAAGAAAAATTTAGTAACAGGTCCTACCCCCTTATCTGTATCAACATTCACCCGCTACCCTGCCAGCATCCGAAGCGCGTTAAGTGTAAGACGTAATAGCGATCCGTCGATGGACTATGCCGCTGCTGGTGTATTAAAAAAAGTTGGTAGCTTAACTGTATCCGTACAAAATGGTGGTAACATGCGTGGTGGCAATGTAAACGCGCATGCGCCTTTATACCCCTCAGTTGTAATGAACGGTGGTGCCTTCCCTTTTGCTACACCCAGCACTTCGCCTGTTCAACAAAATGCAGTACAAGTATTAACTAATCGCATTGATAACTTAATAGCTCAATATGAATCACTTTCTCGTAATCCATTAAATGTAGGATTAAAAACTAATATTACTACCTACAAAAATAATGTAAAATTAGCGGTTGATGATTTAAATGATAATTTAAATGCCATTAACGGTGCAATCCCTGTATTAGCTCAATACCCTGTCGGCCGAGGCATTGATACTAACTCATGGGATAAAACTAAATTAGAAGAAATTGCAGAACGTGGCAGAAAATTAAACGAAGCTGCTGCCCGCGCCGGTCGTCGTTTTGATAAATTATCTTCTATCAGAGATTTATTACAAGAATTAGTCAATAAATCTAGACCTTACAATGATCAAATTCCTCCCTTCACAGGCGGTTCTCTCCATGATGCATTAAAACATTAAATAATTTATAATAAAATATAATATATTTTATTATAATATGGATAATACAATTAAAAAATTTATATTAGATAATGTTATTGATTTAAAAAATGATTTAATTAATTTTAGTAAGCCTAAAATACAAAATGCGTATGACCCTAAAAAAATGATAGATAAAAAATCAACTATTATTGAAATATTAAAAGGTTTAGGTTTTAATGAACCATTTATTACAAATGCAATAAATGATGCCGGTAAAAAAAATAATCTAATTAGCACTACTCAAAAAATTCTTCAATTAGAAAAAGAATTAAAAGATGAAAAACAAAAAAGAGACATTGATCAAAAAAAAATAATAGATCTTGAAAAACAATTAGCTGATTTAAAAAAAGAATTATCTGATATTAAACAAAAATTAGCACAAGAAATAGCACGAAATGCAGTTACATCTGCTGCATTAATTGCATCACAGAGATTATCCGAACGTTCAAATAATAATTTAGAACAAACTCAAGCACAATTAGCACAAGCAAATACAGATCATCAAGCTACTCAAGCAAGATTAGCACAAGCTAATGTTGATCATCAAGCTACTCAAGCACAATTAGCACAAGCTAATGCTGATCATCAAGCTACTCAAGCACAATTAGCACAAGCTAATGCTGATCATAATGCTACTCGTGCACAATTAGCACAAACTAATGCTGATCATCAAGCTACTCAAGCACAATTAGCACAAGCTAATGCTGATCATCAAGCTACTCAAGCACAATTAGCACAAGCTAATGCTGATCATAATGCTACTCGTACACAATTAGCAGACGCAAATAATGCTCATGAAGCTACTCGTGCACAATTAGCAGAGGCAAATAATGCGCATGAAGCTACTCGTGTAGAATTAGCTAGAGTTAATGCTGATTGTGAAACTATACGTGTACGATTACAAGAAGCAAATGCAAATAATGCACAACTACAACAAAATAATGATAATTTAGTACAACAATATAATGATTTAAGAAGAGAAATTCAAGAATTAAGTGGTCAACTTATTGAAGAACAATCAAAATTTTTAAAATATAAAATGTTTAACCAACTTAAACAAAACAACGCAACAACTTTACAAAAACAAGATTCTGCTAATATAACTGATACAATAAGTGGATTACAAAAAAAACTTAGATCTACAATAGATGAACTAGCAACTGTTAAAGCAAATATGCAATATGATATAGATGATTTATCAAAAAGACTAGAAAAATCAAAAGCAGAAATAGATAGATTGAATACAGAACATGCAAACCAAATTCGTGATTTACAATCACAAATTGCTAATTTACCAGCACAAAGTGCATTAGAATTACTTAGAGCTGATATTGGTAGAGAAACTGAAGAAAAAAAAGCTCTTGAAAGACAATTAAGAGGATTAACTGCTCAACACGAACTTAAACTTAAAGAATGTAATGATAAATTAACCCCAATTGAAGAACAATTAAGAGTCCTTACTGAAAGTAATACAGCAAAAGATGCTCGAATAAATGAATTAATTACTGAAAATAGAACTCTAATTGCACAAAAAGAAAACTATAGAGGACAATTAGAAAGATTACAGGCAGACATCCAACAAATAAAAGATACAAATGCAGAGTTAAAAGTTGAATTAGATAAACAAAATATTAAAATTAATGGATTAAATACACAAATTGCTCAAAATCAAGGTGTTATTGATGACGCAATTAGAATACGTGATTCAAACAGTTCTCCTGATATAAAAAGAATTCAACAAAAATTAGATGATGCAATTGCAGAACGAGATAGACTATCTGCTCAATTAGCTACGGAAATAGCTGAAAAAACTAGATTACAAGTACAAGAAAGAGAATTAAAAAGAATAATTACACAAATTAGTGGTGAACTACAAATAGAAACAAATAAAAATAAAAATTTAGAAACAAGAATTACAGAATTACAAACTGAAATACGTACATTACGAGAAAATTGTGATACTCAAATTAAAAGATTAACTACTGAACTTACTCTAGCAACTGAATCACAACGACAATTACAATTAAGAGTAACTGAATTAGAAACTGAATTAGCTAGATTAAGAATGATTGAACAACAAAAAAAAGATTGTGATAAAGAACTTGCCAATATGAAAGCATTTCATATTGTTAGTCACGATGCATCTACATCTAAATATGATGATGTAGTTAAAGAAAATAAACAATTAACTGCAGAATTAACACAAGTAAAAACAAATATTACTAGAATAACCGCTGAATTAACTGCTGAAAAAGAAAAAACAAGAACATTAACAGAAAATACTCAAAAAGAAAAAGAAGCATTAATAACTACACATAATGCTAAAATTGCCGAATTAAATGCTAGAATTGCCGGATTAGAACAAGATAAAACAAAAGAAGCTATAACAAACGAAAATACAACATTACGCGCACAAATTGTAAATCTTAATACAGAAGTTCGTACATTAAATGAAGATAAAATTGAGGTTAATCGTCAAATTGCTGAATTAAATGCTAGAATTACTACATTAAATACATCACACCAAACAGAAATTACAAAGTTAAATGGTCAAATTGCTATTCATGAAGCTACTAAAAATGAATTAAATGCAACAATTGCTGGTCTAAGAACAGAAATACAAACACAAAAAACTACAATTGTAGATTTAACTGAACAATTAGAACAAGCACAACAAAGAATTAAAGAATGTAATGAAAATAAAAGAATATGTGAAGAAGAACTTGCTAGAATAAGAAGAGAACTACAAACTAAAGAAGCTGAAAATACTGAATTAAAAGCTGAAAATGCTGAATTAAAAGCTCAAATAAAAAAATTACAAGATGATTGTAATAAAGAAATTGCAAGATTAAAAGGTATTAATGCAGAATTAACTCGTACATTATCTGAAAAAGATGCAATTATTGGAGAACTAAATGCAAGAATAGCTGAAATAATATCAAAAAATGAAGCACAAATACAATTATTAGATGCACAAATAAAAGCATTAGGTGTACAAGAATCAACAAATTTAGCTGAATTACGTGCTAGTTTAGAAGCTGAAAGAAATAATTTATTAAGCAAAAAAGATGAAGAAATTGCTCAATTAGTAACTAAAAGAGATTCATTGATATCAGAAGTAAAAACACAAAAAGATATTATCGCAAAATTACAAGCTGATAATAGTTCAAAAGAAACAGAATTAAAAGAATTAAGACAACAATTAGAAAATAATAATAAAGAATTAGAAAAATTACGAAGACTAAAAAGTGCACCATTATTACCAAAATTAAATATAAAAGGTCGTCCAACTGATAGTGTATTACAACATATAAATAATCAAACAACCACTACTCATAGAAGAACAATTATACCAGAAACAGAAGACGAAGAAGAAATAATAAATACGGATAGTTCATCTAGTTCACCAAATACATCTTTACAGCAAAGATTATATCAAACTAGTATAAATCAATTACAGGAAACAAATGAACAATTAGAAAAGAAAATAAGTGAACTTGAAAAACAATTACGAGATGAACAATATGCTAATAATAAATGTATGTCTGATAAAGCACTATTAAATGTTGATAAAAATGAAGCAAATTCTAAAATACGATCGTTACAACAACAACTAGATGAAGCAAATGCTAAAATTAAAGATTGTGATAAAAAAGAAGAAACAAATCAAAAAGCAAATGAAGAAATAGTAAAAAATAAAGTTAGTGAATTAACAAAAGATTTACAAAAACGAATATCTGAATTAGAAAGTGAATTAAATACAATAAAAGAAAAACAACCTACAAAATTTGCAATACCCAACACTAATTATGGTCAACAACGTTTTGGTAGAGATATAAATTATGGTGTACAAAATAGTATACAAACAGGTGGTAGCTTAACTGCATATAATATAGTATTATTAATTGCACAAATTAGTATGGCTACTGGTAATGTAAATTATTATGATCATTTTGATTATATGATACATAAAAATAATATGGTATATCGTATACCTAAATCAGATGAATTATTTGCTAGATTTGTAACCGCATTTTATTTTAATCATCTTGGTTATCCATTCTCAAATGATTTGAATGCATTAATACAATTCTTATCTACCGATGCATATACATTATTACCATTTGAATATGCAAAAGTATATGTATCTGCATTACCATTATCACAAACAGACATACAATTCTTTAAAGATTGGGATAAAAGAGTTGATGAATTATTAGATGCACAAATTAATGTAAATAGCGTCAATAATAGATTTAATCCTAAAAATTTACTTAAACCATTAATGAAAGTAACAACTACTATATTTAATAAATTACCAGTTGATACACAAACATCTTTACAACAAATACGAACATCAAATCAATCTGAACCAATTAATAAACTAAATGTTAATAAAATACAAGTACAAGTTACTAATAAAAATTAATTATAATATTTTAGTAAATATAATATTTACTAAAATATTTTCTGCATTAATCACATGGTAGATATTAAAGTTGTATATCAAAATATTATTAATGAATTACATAATTTATCAAATTTAGATACAAATATTAAATTATTAGATATAACTGATATAGATTGTAATAATTTAAATGAAAATATATTAAAAGAATTAGTATCTGATTCCGAATTAATTCAAATTAAAGAAAAATGCAATATACCTAAAAATAGTTTAAGATCTGATATATTAAATTTTGATATTAATAATTCATTCGATAAAAATGAAGAATCAATTGATGATACTAATCCAATAATTAAAAATATTACTAGTTTATTAAAAGATTCAGAATCATCTATTGATATAAGTAAAGAAATAGAACAAGTAGATGATGTAGATTCAGAAGAAACTGGTTATGAAAATACTTCACCCGAACCTATTGTACAACCTGAACCTACTGTAAAATCTATATCAAATCCATCGATAAAACCAAAAATAGTTAGATTAATCGCAGGTAATAATTTAAATATAATTAAACCTTTACAAAGATTAACTAGTTCAACAATATATGTTAAACCTCAAACAGGTGGTGATTTAAATACCAATGGTTTAACAATATCATTTAATAAAATTAACAATATATTATATAAAAATTGTCCAACAATACATCAAATAACTACTTATTATTATATAAATGAATCAAATAAAATATTAAATCTTCATGAATTAATATTAATATTAGTTTCATTTAAATATTGTGAATTCCTTGAAACCAAAGTAAATAATATAAATGAAATAATAAATAGTACTTTTATAAATAATATACATAATATACCTGAAAAATTTAAATTTAATTTTTATGATTTGATATCAAAAGATATTAATAATAATGATTTAATTAAAACAAATATTATACAAGTAAGTATTATTAAAAAATTAATAAATTCATTATCATCAGAAAATAAATCAAATACTGATGAAAATTTAGATAATTATAATAATAAAAATTTAGTAATAGGTATAGTTGGCGTAATAGGTATATCTAGTCAAGAAGGTGGTGCTTCAAAGAAAGATTCAAAATATCAATTAGTTGATGAAAAAATAAATGAAAAAATACGTAGATTATCTGATTATTTAAAAAGTAAAAATAAAAAACATACTCAACGTGGTGGAGGATTTAATTCAGATCAACAAAATAAAATAAATGAAATTAACACAATCACAACTTCATTAATAACTTCAATATCAACAGCAAAATCAAAGGATGATGCAAAAAATACTTCAAATGAATTAATAAATCATTCAAATATATGGAGTATTGAATTAGTTGAATTAAATTTAGCTACCAAAGATATTCAAGATAATAAATTTGGTATTGCTGAATTTAAATTAAATATCCATCCTGATATTACAAATACAACTGATAAAAATAATTTAAAAGTTATTCTAGATATAGTTAATGAACATGCAAATATATTAAATTTTGGTAAAAAAAAGCCAACACCTATGATGAATCAATTAGTAGTTAATCAAATTGGTAAAGCTAGACCAACACATATTACTGATAAATTACAAAAATATTTTAGTAATAGATATGAAAAATTAGAAATATTAAAACTTGATAATAATAAAAATAAAAAATTAGTTACTAATATAATTGATGAATTAAAAAATATATTACATATTCAAACAGGTGGTGTAAATAATTCAGATGTATTAATGGATGACTTATTTACATCAAAACAATATCAAAAATTTATAACTAAAATGTCTGAATATTCATCAACACACGGTGGAAAAATTGATCAAAAACAATTACAAGAATTTAATAGTGATATAGATAAATTAAAAGAAATTGAAACAAAATTAATTGATTATAATAAAATATTTAAAAATTATAAAACAATTAATGATGAATACCCCATACATATTAAAAAAGATATGACAATATCTCATATTAAAAACGTATTAAATGATAATACTCATTTAATTGATCAATATGGTAATTATAATAAAAATACAATCGATTTAGTAAAAACAATAGAAAAATCTATGTTATTAAAAGATAACATAGATGAAATTAAAAATTATCCAGATGTTAAACAAGTTGTTGATGATTTATTAGAACAAAAAGGTGGAGGTAATAATCAATATATGAAATATGGTATAAATAATGACAAAGAATATTTTACAACTGATTCATTTAAAAAAATATTAGCCAGTAAAGAATACAAAGATTAATTATCAAATAAAACCCTACATTTACCATTTTCTACTTTTAATACATTATATGATAATCCATATACACGTAATCGTGCAGGATTATCATATGATACAGTCTTACTTAAAATTAACTGTAATTGAATACTATCAATTCTGCTAAAATTACATGCACCTGATGGTTGATATTGCTCTGGCGCAAATGCAAATGAAAATACCATTACACCTGGACTTGGTGATCTACTATGACCTCGTAATACTTCTAATAATTCAAAATAATTTGATGGTCTCATTGAAATTCTATCTTTACCATTCAATATTAATTGACCCTGTAATATTAATGATTTTGATGAAGGTAATATACCATCTGTATAATTAAATTTATCACGTAATCCACCTAATACTAAATATTCAGGCTGTGTACGAAAAAATAACTCTTTTGTTGGATGAATAAATCCTAGATTTATTAAATTACCACTGTTAGATAATACTCGTTCTGTATCTGATTGTAAATATTCAAATAATATTTCTAAAGTAGCCTGCGAAAATTTTAATTTTTCTTGATCACTTAAATAATAATAATCAACATACAAATAACTATTTGTCAATGTTAAATTACTTAAAAAACTTAATGTTGATGATTTACTAATATATGTTGTTTCAGTACCAGTAACTGTTGTTACATAATCAGTATCAATACCAGTTAATTTTGAATTAATTCCTTGGGTTGGAACTAATGAAGTATTATTATTAATCTTAATATAATTTAATGTATTTGTTAATGGATCAAATGACATATATTTCATATAAACATTCGAATTACCTTGTGTTTGTAATAAATATTCTCCAAAATTATAATTTACTACATTTTTATCCACAACTATACTATTTGTTGGACCATATAATAAACAATCTGTTAATGGATTAAATTCAACATGAATTTTTAAATCTGAATGATACATTGATATAATTGGTAATGGTAGAAATTCTCGACAAAATGAAAATAATAATGGTACATATAATCTATATGATGGTTTACCTCTAGTAAATTCATATATTTCTGGTATATCTCCAATAATATGATGAATTCTTCTTAATGATGTTAACTCAAACCATATATTCATCCAATCACCATATTGTCTATCAATAATTCTACCTCCTATTTCAAATTCTACCGTTTTAATTATATTTAATCCAATTTTTTTATTCCATGCTACATATATTTCTGTGTTCCCAAATGTAGCTGGTATTGCTGGTAATTCTATATATAAATATGTATTACCTATAAAGTCACCATTCTTTGATAGTACAGCTGATACTTTATTTCCAAAATTAGGTTTTAAATTAAAATATTGAGGAATTGATTCATATGAAAAATTTGAATATCGATGATAACTTGCGTGAAAAAAGGTGATTTCGGGCTTAGATGTAAGATAGACATCTTGCTCACCGTAAGCAGACGCAATTTGAATTATGCCACTAACCATACTATTAATAATATATATTAATATATTATTAATATATTATCCTTATCTAAAAATTATATAAATAAATTTTTATATTCATTTAAAATATATATTGTATTTTGAATCATTTATAAATTCATGCCATAATTTTCGTATATTATTATTTGTCATTATTTGAATATGTTTATTATAATTATTTTTTTGATGTAATAACCATTTTACATATGATTGTATTTCTTTACTTTTATCACTCATTGACGGTCGTTTATTATTTTCATCTATATATTTTTTTATTTTATCAAATGTATATATCCAAGAATCTTCATTTGATAAAAAATATTTTTTGTATTTATTATCATTAATAAATTCAGACCATAATTTATATATTTTTTTATTTTTCATTATATTTTCTTTTTTAGAATAATTTGTTATTTGATGAGCTAACCAATTACCATATGATTTTATTTCTTTATTAAATTTATAAGAGGTTGGTCGTTTATTATTTTCATCTATATATTTTTTTATTTTTTCTAATATATTAATCCAATTATCTTCATCAGATACAAAATATTCTTTATATTTATTATCATTTATAAATAATTCCCATAATGTAACTATTTCTTCATCTTTCATTATTTTTTCTTTTTTAGTATAATTTTTATATTGTGTAGTTAACCAATAACCATATGATTTTATTTCTTTATTTTTATTGACTTTTGATGGTCTTTTTTTATTATTATCAATATATTTTTTTATTTTTTCTAATGTATTTATCCAATCCTGTTTATTTGAAATAAAATATTCTTTATATTTAGAATCATTAATAAATTCAAACCATAATTTTTGAAATTTTTCATTTTTCATAATATTATATTTATTAATATAATATTGTTGTTGTGCAACCAACCAATTACCATTAGATTTTATTTTTTTATTTTCATCATGTGATGATGGTCTCTTCTTATTTTTATCAATATAATTTTTGACCCATTCCAAACGTTTAGTCCAAATAACTTCACCATTTTGAAGAATACCCATACTATCATAAATCATATCATATCTAAATTCAACATCATTATTATCTTTATCATCCTTTGTAATTTTTTCAAGAGAAATATATCCACCGTCTTTTTTATTTTCATATGATTTTTTTATTCTGGTATCATTTTGTGATAATATTTGTAAAAATTTATTTATATTAGTTTCATCTTCTTTACTTGAAAATGGTAATATAATATTAGCAAATGTTTTTAATGGATGTAATCTTAAAGCTCGTCCTATTATTTGAATAATAGTTGTTTTATTTGATGGCAAATGTATAAAACACACACCTTGTGTATTTGGTGCATCAAATCCTTCAACTAATATACGTACATTTACTAAAAATGGTAATTCACCATTTTTATAATTTTTTATAATTTTATCTCTTTTTGTTTTTGATGTATTACAATCAATATATTCTGAACTTTTATTTTGTAAAGAATTTAATAATTCATTTATTTTCTTCCCTTCTTTTTGTGAATCACAATATATTATTATATTTCTATAATTTGCTAATAAATACGTACAAATATTCTTATTTGATGGATCATCTGAAAATATTGGTATATTAATTATATAATCACATAAATATTTATTATCAATCATATCACGAATATCTTTTTTGTAATATATAAAATTATCAGTTTCATCTATAGTTGCAGATAAATATACATTATTCTTATATTTACTTAAACTTTTTATAATTTTATTAAATCCTGTTGTATATTTTAATTCATCTTCTATATCATCTTTTATATCATCTTTTATATCATCTTTTATATCATCGTCTATATCATATTCTGTATCATCTTCTGTATCATCTTCTGTATCATCTTCTGTATCATCTTCTGTATCATCTTCTGTATCATCTTCTGTATCATTAATAATGTCTTCAACTTTATATATTTTAGGAATGTTAATATGATGCGCCTCATCTATATATATTTTATCAAATATTTCACAATATTTTTCTATTATTGAAACACTATTATAAATACATATTGTAATATTTTTTGTTTCATCATATTTATTGTTATTATCTCCAATTGTTTGAATTTGATTTTTTAATTCAGGTCGATACTTAATTAATTCTGATTTGATTTGTTCCATTAGAATAATACGAGGAACTAAGATTAAATTTTTTTTGTTTTCTTTGATTGAATAAATAATAACAATATTTTTTCCACACCCAGTAGGTAATGCAATTATAACATTCTTATTTTTATTAATTATGTCAATTGCTTCTAATTGATAATCACGTAATTTAAAATTTTCATCTTTAAATATTTCTATTTTTTGCTGATTTTTTATTAACTTATCACAATAATTAATAAGTTCATCTTGAGCATATGTAATATCAGTATATAATTCATATTTTTCTTTTAGATTTTTAGATAATTTACATTCATTATTTCTTGTTATAATTAAATTATCCCATCTAATTATAGTCTTTTTTAATTCAGAATCATATATATTTTGACTACCAAAAAATGTAGCACATTCTTCCCATCTTAAATTATCTTTACGTAATTTACATTGTACAATTGTGTCGACTAAATTACATGCATCAATACCCGTATCTGTTTTAGATAATTTATTATTTTCTTTAAATGTTGGATCAATATCATTATATTCATAATATATTTGATTATATTTCTTATATAATTGAATACATGAATAATATTCAAATATTTTAGCTAAATCATAATTATCTATTTGTTTTTTTGATAATATAAGATCATTATATCTACATTGTATATATATGTTATATTTATCTATAATATTCATTTTACTATATAATATTAATATTTCATTATATTTGAAATATTAATATCAAAATTATTTTTATTCAATTATAACTCAAATGCTAAACCAGCTTGACCACCCATAATTCGTAGCAAGTTATAATTTCTTGCCATAATCTGCACATTATATTCTCCATCATCTGTATCTAATAAAAAGTATGCATCATTTAGTTGTGAAAAATTACATGATCCTGATGGCTGATACTCATTTGGATATCGTGCAAATGAATATGCATGAACACCATTGACTGGTAAATTATCATATCTATATAAATTTATTTTTGTTGTTAAATCACTATTTTCATCAAATCGTTTTTGACCATTTAATATCAATTGTGTATTGTTAATTGGTGATTTGGTCGGATAAGGTGCTGTTTTAATTTGATTATTAATTATCATAGGTATATATACTAAATTTGGATATTTTGCATATAATTGTTGATAAAATATTCTTGATTGTTCAGTAATTGGATTATCTTCATCATAACGATCATAATTAGACAATAATTTATAATATTTTGAATCAGTATAATTGAAATATTGTTTATTTGTTGTATTTACTTTTGGTTGTGCAAACCAAAACATATCTTTTACTGGTTGTTTTAAATTTATTTTTGTTCTAAATTGTGTACCATAGTGAGAATAATAACGGTAATTTTCTTGTTCAATTAAATATTCATGTTTACTTTGTGCAAACATCTTTCGTTCTTCATTTTCTAAATATATGTATTTTAGATATAATCTCATCTTGGGCCTACCACTTGTTATAAATTTAGTTAATGGATCACTAATAATTAAGTTTTCTAATTTTTCTAATTGTAACGTTAATTTCAAATCTGAATGTAATAAACTAATTAATGGTATACTCAAACCTGCATTATTATATCTATTAAAATAAAATGGTAATGGTATCTTTAATTGATATTTAGGTAATTTATTTGATGTAAAACTAGTTAATAGTTCTACATTTCCTATCATTTTATTATAACCTTTTTTCTTACCTACTGGTAAATTAATTTCATTCCATATATTCATCCAATCAGATGTTAATTTTTCAATTGATACTGTATTAATAAATAATTCAGATGTTTGTGCAATATAATGTCCCAAATCTTCAATCCATGAAAATCTTGGAGAATTACTTGTTAAATTACTTACTTGGTCTATTTGATTATTTACATCATTTTGTCCTACATAATTACGAATTTCGTTATTTAATGCTTGTAAAAAATTATTTTTAATTGTAGATATATCAGTAATTAATGAATTATTTTGTACAACTTGTAAACAAAGAGGGCTTTGGACATTAATTAATTTGTTATTGAATATAGTATTGTTATAATATTCAAATGTATATGTTTGTGACAAAAAATTATTTCCAAAATAATTTCCATTGAATATTGTTGGAACACTAATTACATTTATTTTTTTACTAGCTAATTGTGCTAATATATTTGTTACAAATGAATCAAGTGTCGTTAAATTTTGTGCAATACTATTTGATAATGGATCTGGTTGTAATACTAAATAACCTGCATAATTTGAATATGTTGGACCAAATGTAGCCACACTTTTGTATGTATATAATGCATAGTTTTGTAAAAAATATGATGGTGTAATTTTATTAGGTGGTTCATTAAATATTGTATATACACCTATAATCGTTGTAGATAATACTGGTGTTAATATAGGTAAAGTTATATTCGATATAATATTAGTAAATATTGTTCCTGAATTTGTACTTATTAATGTCCATATTATACCATCTGTACTAGTTGCAATCTTTTCACCTCCAACTGCTATCCAATTATTATTATTCCATGTGATACCTACTGCACCTGATATAAAAATACTATTACCACTCGTACTAGGTATCCAATTTTTACCATCTGTACTATACGCTACTGAATTAATACCATTGCCAACTGCAACCCATAAGCCATTATTATTATATGCCATACCATTACAACTAATTGAAAATAAATTAATACCACCTCCATTATTACATTGAATATCATTCCATGTTATACCATCATCACTCCATATAAATGTACTAGTAATATTTCCATTACCACCAGCTAACCATAACCCATTATTATATGTCACTACGTTACATATACCTCTATTATCTAAAAAATAATCAGTACTATTACTTGCAGAAAACCAATCTAATCCGTTCATACTATATATTATTGTATCGCCATTTACACCAGATGGATTTCCACCACCTGCCACCCACATACCATTTCCATATGCAACTGAATATCCTGCATATATAAATATATTGTTATTAACAGGTTGCCATGTAATTCCATTTTCACTGAATATTATGGTATTATTTGATCCACTTTGTCCTGTAGCGATCCATATTGTTCCATTGTTTACTAAACCATATGATAATCCATTCACAAAATAATTGTTTGCATTTGTGATTGTCCAATTTGTCGTTTCTGTACTATAATATATTCCAATTGGCGTTGTAATAATCCAAATATTATTATATGCAATATTATTTATTGTTGTTGTATGTACAATATCCGTTAATCTCGTCCAATTAATACTATCTTCACTTGTAACAAATGTATCCTTATTATTTGTACTACCAATCGCAATTGACTTTAATAACGGATCTGTATTTGTATTAATTAATTTCTTATTTAATTTATAAGCTAATTTATTCGTAACTTCTTCTTTTGTAGCAATTAATAATGACACATTAATAATTTTATCAATAATATATTCAGTATTTTTACCATATATTCGAATATATTTATTTACATTACTTATACCTGAATATATAAATGATATATCAATATTATTTTTTACTATTTTTGATCGTGATAAATAAATTGGATTACTTCCAAGTAAATCATCCACAAAATATATATCAATATAATCAATATTAAATGAATGTGTCGGTGTATATAAATTTATTTTACCTCTTACTGATTCATTAATATATATTTTATTATTAATATGAGATATTAAATTTAAAGATGGTTTTACATCATAATTTGTAATATCTATCTTTCCAAGATATAAATTATTCAATGTATCTAATGTATCATGACAATATATATGTAATTCACCAATAAAATCAAATGAATTCTTATTTAATTTTATATAATGTCCATATATATCATCATAATTCACTTGAAGTGTATCATAATATGTTAAATTTATATTTTTATTATTATTTGCAAAAAATACATGCAAAAATTTATATATATTATTCTTTATTTGTAATATATATCCATCTTCATATTCATATTTTACATCAACTTGATTTCCTAATATACTATTATTTGTTCTATAACTTTCAAACTTTTCTGAATATGTGTTTTCTTCTATGTTTAATATTTCCACATTATTCATATATAGTGAGCTATTATTTAAACTAACGATTGTATTTGGTATAGCTCTTATTTTACCTATTATTTGAACTTTATTATATATCATATCTATATTAATATATCTAACACCATATGGAATTATGATACATTTATCTTGTTTAATAATATAACTTTTATCATATGCATTATATAAAAATGGAATTGAATTATATCCAAAATTAGGTAAAATACGTCCAGATATTATAGTTGTATCTATCTTATTATTATATATGGTAATATATTCATTACTTTTTGAAATATATTTGTTTGATCCATATGTTTGTACATATATATTATATTTTCCATCTGGATATGTATTATTCGTTTTTAAATTGTAATTTAAATAATTATCTTTTGTAATTAATTCATATTTTATAAAATAATTTTCAATAGATATATTTACATGATGACCAATATATTTTTCATCAAAACTAACTATTAAATCTATATTTGTATCAATACTATTATCTTTTAATATATAAATATATGTATTATAATTAATTTCCACATTGATATTAGATGATAAATCCATAATTGTAATATTATCATATTCTAATTCTATATTACATTTTTGTCTATCAAATTTTGGTATTTTTATAACGGTATTTTTAGTATTATATGTATCTTCTATTCGTAATAATGGTGTAACATATACATTATCTATTTTTAATCTATATTCTGAATTTAAATCAATACCACTTAAATTATATGTTAATATTAAATCTGTATTAGATTGTGTAATATAATTATAATTTTTACTATGAGTGTTAAATTGAATATTACTATATTTTGTATTTTTTGATATAAAAATATATTTTTCTGGATCAGATATATATATTTTATTTGAATCTCTATTTGATTGTAATGCAATATAATAATTATTATCTACATATGTATATCTACTATCTATAAATATAGACGTATTAAATTCGATTGAATAATTTAATTTACTTTTATTAAAAATCACATCTTTACTTACGATAAACATTCTTGTTAAATTTTTATTTGTAGGAATAAAAACAACTGTAAATGTTTCTTCTTCATCAAATATATCAGTTAATATTGCAAAATTTAATGTTTTTTGTATAGAATCAATTACAATGCTATTAGGACTAATTATTTGTATTGGATACTCAATATATACACTATTAATTTCATCACATATTTGATTATTAGTTTTTGTTTTTTGATAACCTGTTTTATAAAAAGTATTAGGTGTTATTCGATGTTGTAAGGTATAATTACTATTGAAATTTACATCTTTATCAATGTAAATTTGACCAGTCTTATTTATTATATAATTATTAGGTATATTATTAATATTAGTTCTCATTGAATTAATATTAGAATAAATTACTTAAATCTAATTTTAAATTAGATTTTTATAAAATTAATTTAACATATTTGTAATAATACTATTATCTTTATTTGGTGATTGTTCATATGAAATATATATGTATTTATTTGTATAATCAGAATATACAAATATTAATTGATTATTTATTATGTCAACAATATTAATAAATGTTAAATTAATATATTTATCATTATTCCCAATATATACATATAAAAATGGATAATAATTTATTAAATTTGTATTATCTATTAAATCAATGGTAATTATAGAGTCATTTATTACAACTGACTGAATTGAATAATCTAATTTTGGTCTATAAATTATAGGTGACGATACTGAATAATTAATATCTCCTGACATATTATATTTATCGCATATACTAATATAGTTTTGTATTTGTGGAAATATATATTCAAAAGTAACAATGTATTCATTATTCTTATTATTTATATTAGATGTTTCGGTTAATAATTCACCGCTATTTGTATCAATAATATATAATTTATCTATTGTTATATTAGATGTCCAATTAATTAATTTAATTACATATGAATTATTATATGTAACATCAAATGTTAAATTATTAAATGTAATTGGTTGTGTATTATGGTTAAGAGGAATTTGTATATCTGAATAATCATTGTTATTTGATAAGTAAAAATATTTATTTTCAGTATTATCTAATGGATTATATATAAATGTAAATATATTATTCTTAATATTTATTTTTGTTATTAATTCTATATTATTATCTGAATTGTTAACAAATACATACCATTCATTACTATACTGTGTTAAATCATAATTTTCACTATTTGATAATGTTATCGTAAATATATTATTTGTATTTGTAAATCCATATGATTTATTTATTGAACTATTAATTATTAATTTATTAATTTTATTGGTAACATTATGATCTAATATTGATAATATTGTATCTTCTGTAAATTGTAATCTTTTATCTAATGTAAATGTTAATTTATTATCAAGTATTGTATTCGTATCAACTGTTTTAATTAACTTATCATTTGCATATATATCTAATAATTCAAGCTTATTTGAATCTGTCCAATCTTTTAATAATATATTATATTCATTCGTGTTATAAATTGGATTTAATAATGTAAATTCAAAATTATTATTAATTATAATTGGATCTTCTACATTTATATTAATTATATTATTCTTATCTTTAATTGATATCCAGTTAAATCCATTTACTAGTATATTATTAAAACTACATCTATTATTTTCTAAAACATCACTGGTTAGTGCATATGTACTATTTTCATAATTTTTATTATTAGATACATAAATATCTAACTTTTTAATTGATTTATATGCACTTGGCCAACTGTGTAAATTAATTATGTAATTATTATCTGATTCTTGTATATCTGCAGTAACAGATTCTTTAATTATAATATTTTCAAATAATGTATGATTTATTTCTTTAATCGTAAGTTTATATGTACCAGCAGGTAATAATGTAATGAATTCTGTTTTATATTTCTTATCAAAATATATCAATTCCGTATTAATTAAATGAATAGTATTATTATCTATATTGGTAAATAATAATTCGAATTTATTTATATTGTTTATATTATTAATCCAACCATCTAAATACATACTAAAATTATTATCTATTTTATTATCATACTTATTTAATGTAATATTTAATTTTTGTATAATATCAATATTTTTCTCATATATATATCCATTATCTTTAAACGTAAAATAATGTATATCATCTGTATTTTCTAACTTATATAATGTATTATTACATCCAATACTAAAATCATAAATTCCTATATTTTTAAATGCAAATATATTATTATTTGGGATCTGTGATATATGTGATATATATATCACGCCATTTTTTGTATATTGATTTACATTGTAAATTACACCATAATCAATTGTTGTTAAATATAAATTGTCATCGATTATAGTTAATTGATTCGGAAATTTGTCTAAAATAGGAATTGGAATTTGTATATTTAAATTTTTTGATAAATCAATCGTATCTGATAAGGTTAATGATGTTTCTTTTGTAAATAATGTATCTAATGATATATAATTTTTATTTATTAATTTTAATCGAGGTATATATTGATTTATATATGAAATTTTATTATTTATTAATATATCTGATAAATCTATGTGCCATTTTTCAGAAAAAAAGTTATATAATTTGTTTTTAATTGCTTGTGATGGAGTATTTGTTAATATTAATAATTCATTAATATTTGGATTAATTTGAAAATTATTTACTTGACCAAGTGAATTAAATTCTACTTTAGTTTCAATCATTTTTCCATTTATATACCACGTACCTATATTATTTTCTATATTCAATTCATATAATTTATTTACTGTACTTGGTGTATTTGTGAGATTTATTGGGGTGTTTATTGTATGTTCAAATGTATCTTCATCACATGTAAATATAGTTTCTTCATTATTTAATACAGTAAAAATTGTACAATTTGATAAATCTAAATTATTTGATGTATTTGGTTTATTTGATATACTTGATATATCTAGCCATAAATATATATCTGGTATTGATATAACACTTGGATTTTTTACAGTATCCCATTTATTTAATAAATATTTTTGTATCATCAATTTATCTTTCTTTTCTAATTCTATATTAAATATTAATATTTCATATATTTCACCATTGAAATTTGATCCAAATGTAATAATTTTATCATCAAATGATTTCTCATATACACCAAATGGATATGTAGGATTTAATCCTCGTTCATTACATATTATAATTATATATGTATATTCAAATTTAATTGGACTATATATTGTATGTAAATTATTAAATATCATTGAACCATTATGATATTTTGGTTGGTTATTTATATTAGGTTGAATAAAATGATTATTATTTCCACTTTTATCAAATATTTTATAAATATTATTATATTTATCTCTACATAGAGATGTTAAATTAGACGCGTCTAACCATGCTACTTTATTTAAATCATATATATATTTATTATAATATTCTATTGTACTTACACTTGGTTTTATATTTGATGTCATGGTTGATGATATCGTATTTTGTTCACTTAAATAAATATTTACATCTGGTACAGATGGTATATTATATATTGGAAAATTAAATTTTTTATTACTAGTTGATAATTTATTTTTTACTTTACTATGAGAATTAATGATTTTATTTTTTATATTTTTGCTAATATTTTTTGTATTATCAAATGAATCCCATATGTATGTATTTTTATTAGCCATATTACTTATAATTTTTATTTTTTATACAATAAAAATTATAAAAAAAGTAATAAATTAATTCCAAACTTTATTAGGCGAATAATTAGGATACGCCTTCTTAAATGCTTCAATCGCCAACTCAAGAATATACGCTTCATTTGTCTGCATATAATCACACAACTTATCATAATTTTCTGCATCCATGATAACTGGTTCAATATTCCAATGAACTGAAATATTGGTGTAATGTTCTGCAAATGCAACAAATGCTACATAATTAAATGATTTATCCCAATGACTGTACTTGATTGTAGAAGGCAACATATGATCATATATTAGAACATCAATCACATATCTGTCAGGTGTAGACTCGCGGAGAGCAGATCGCGTAAACGTAGTAAATACCATCTTATTTTATACTTTTACTATATAGATTCATGAATAAGATTTATTTTCAATTTTTTATATTCCATTTAGTTAATAAATAAGTTTCAATACATTCTCTATCATATTTAGTTAACACATTATTATATATTATTATTTCATGTAATCCACCCATATATCTAAATTTATCCATTATGCCACCTATAAAATTATTTTTACTAATAGATGTATTAATCGTATTAGGTAACATATCTGGTGTATCAGATTGAACTTTACCATTCAAGTATATATTTCTTTCTTCATCTGTAATATATTCAAATGATACTAATTGTGTTGTATTTGATTCATATTCATCACTTATAATGTCATTATTGTTCCACGAATTAATATATGTATTATTGTTTAGTAATATTGTATTTAATTGATTCGCTGAAGGTTTTGCTATATTTTCTATACAACCTAATATAAAGTTAAATGTATTCTTTGTATTCAATGGTGTTAATACAATAAATATATTATAATCTGTATTGTTCATTGGTATTGTATTATCTGGTAGATTAAAATATGTATTTTTATCGAAATAAACGCTAGTATTTGTTACATTATAACCTGGATATGCTTTATTAATATTGGTAGCATCATTATGATTATTTGTTTTATCAATCCATTTGGTTATTAAATTTGTATGTATTTGATCAAATTCAAATGTATTTTTATCAGATGCGTCCAACCACAAGTTACATTTATCTATATTTAATGGTGTAAATTTTGAAATATTTATATTTTGTATAAAATTATCACTAATTACATTTATATTTGTTACATCTATATTCCAATTTTCTAATAAAATGTTTCGCTTACTTGTATTTATATCATATGTATCTAATTTGATATCTATTGAATTTATATCTATATAATTTATTGGATCTGGTAGATAAGTGGCTCCGGTAAATTGTTCACCTGTTGATATATAAAAATATATGAGATTGTTGTTACTATTATACGTAAATGTTATTTCATTTGATTGTATTGGTACAGATGTAACTAACTCTAATTTAGATTTTACTTTATCATATGGTATGGTATCTGCATATATGTATAATTTGACTGCTTTACTAATTACACTGAATCTATGTATTTCATTTTTATTTTTTAATTTATAATTGGTATCTTTGTTTTTTAATGTTAATAATGTTTTTGTTAAATGTATTGGATTAAAATTGATTGTTGTGTTATTAATGGTAATTGATAAATATATATATTTATTATGTATATTTTTTAATCTTGGCATTGATAATAAATATGATTCATTTATATTTTTTACATATGGATTACATATGAATACTGGATTTGGATCTTTATTTGAATTACCAATCGATGCACTAAAACTATATAATAATGATGAATGTACTCTAACCTGTTTTAATATGTAAGTCCAATTATTTAATTTGATATGAAATGGTGTATGTTCATTAATTTGTATTTTAATGGGTAATTGTATTAATTCTGTTAATTTTGAATAGTTAGATGTATTTAATGATTTTGGTATAATAATATTTGTTTCTTCTATTGTATCGGGTATTATAGATGTTAATTTGGGTGTAAATTTAGATGCTAATTTAGGTGTAATATTATTATTTAAAAGATATGGTACAGATGGAGTAACTATATTATTAATTGGAATTTTTAATATTAAAACATAATTATAAACAAATGTGCTTGGAGTTGGTTGATCAGATATAATAAAATAATATGTATTAGATGAAGTAAATGTAATATCAACTGTAAAATATACATTTGGGTATAAGTTAACATCGGTAGTATCATTTATAGAAGGAATTATTGGTAATATCGTTGGTTCGTCACCAACTGTTGTTAGATAATTTATAGGAGTTCGTAATGTAATATTACTTAAATTTATATCGGTGGCTGTATATAAATAAAATACATCACCGGATGTTAATGTTTGATTATAATTCCAATAATACAATTTAATTGTATATGTAGTTGAATTATTTAATCCATATGTAATTGGTGTAATTTTTGGTAATAAATCTGGTGGTACTAGATATTTACATCCAATTGTTTTATAATTAAAACCTGGATAATTTGAATTATCACGAACTGCAGACCAATATATTCCATCTGGACTAATTGCAATTTGATCATATTCATTATTTGTTGCAATATAATACGATCCATTCCAATTTAGTGCAGAAACAGTTGAATTTGAATTTTGAAATATAGATATTGGATAATATGTTACACCAATATCATTATTATAACAATATGCCATACCATAAACAGAACTACCAAACACCGTTGTAGTTCGATTAAATGCAACACAACTTATACTTGTATATATTGAATTTCGCATATCACCGATTGCAGATGTCCATGTAACACCATCATCACTTGTTAAAATTATAGATTGAATTAATTTTGTGCCACTTGTATCGTCAGTACCTGTACCAACTGCAATCCATTTATTAATAACATTATTATATATTACTGATTGACATCTTGGATCTGCGTAAGCATAATTACCTACGCAAAAAAATGATATGTCATTTGAACAATTATACCAAGTTAATCCATCATTACTATATATTAACAAATGATAATTAGTAACACCACCTGCAGATAGTCTACCACCACCTGCCACCCATCTACCATCTCCATTATATGCAATTGTCAATGGAAGTTCTAATAAACTATTATTTACATTTGACCATGATAATCCATTCGTACTATAAAATAAATTAGTTGTATCAGTTGTACCTGTAGTATCTACACCCATTATCCATTTATCATCACCCCATGCAACTGCATTACAACTTGCATATTTTTTATGAACAAAATTAGATGTTGTCCAATTTAATCCATTTGTACTAATCATAACACCCGGATTACTATCTGCACCACATACCGCCATCCAATATTGACCATTGAATGCAATTTGTTGAATACCAAGTGGTGCTGCATTATCATATGGGATATTATTGTCATCAAAATTACCCATATTAGAATCACCATTATCTTGCCATATTTCTCCCTCTAAACTAGTTACATATTTTTTAGTAGAACCAATATTACCACCAATTACTGTATATTCATTACTACCTATATTCGGTAATACAGTTGCAGCACATACAGCATTAACAACTTCTGTCAGTCCAATACTTAATGATGAGTTATACCAATTTATACCATCTGTACTGTATACAACATGTCCTGTACAACACGCAATCCATTTTTGACCATCCCATGTTACAGATTTTCCTGGATTTACAAATGTTGATGCATTTGCATAATACCATACATCACCATCATAACTATATGCAATATTATTTTGATTTATATCATCACCAACTGCAACTACCATATGATCATTCGCTGCAATTTTATTACACATACCGGAGAATATACTACCAGCAGTATTACCGCTAATACCAGTAACTAGATTCCAATCTCCAGAATTATAATATATATCACCTGTATTTATATACAATAATGAACCCTCACTATTATATTTACTAGCTAAACATATATTTTTATAAAAACACACTGATGGACAATATGTTATACCAGTTGCACCTACAGTAAATGGAGCACCATTTGCAATCCATAATATTCCATTAATACTATAAAATACTACAGTATCAGCATTATTAAATTGACTAGATCCACCTGCGATCCAATATTTACCATTATATGCAATTGTTAACATTGAAATAGTATAATCAAAATTTCCTGTATTCACATTACTCCAACTAATACCATCATCACTATATAATAATGGAGTAGAAATTTGTGTTGGTGTAATTGCTAATACCCATTTCGTACCACCCCATGCAACTGCGTGACATGCCGTTAATTGTTCACTAATATCATATATATCATGCCAGTCACCACCATTCAATTGACGATCTGAATATACAATATTATTATCGCCAATCATTAACCATTTAGAACCATTATATACAAAATCTACAATCATATTTATTCCAGTTGGCAGACTACTTGCTGAACTCCAACTGTTATTCGTATTATAATAATAATTATCCCCACCAATAAATGAATAATATCCATTTGATTTACCATTAACTACTGTACTAGTATAAGCGCTTGTAAAAGTAAATGGTACTGATTGTAAATTATTGGGAGCAGAACCACCACCACCACCTTTAGGTGGTAGTTCTCTTGACCTAGTTAAATATGGTTGATTTGATAATATAAAATTACTAGTAGGATAATTACTAATGCCATTATCATCAACAACTGGTAATATATAATCAGTTATATTAAAATTACCTGTGTTATTAACTCCTAGTGATACATATGTAGTTAAAGTAAAAACACTTGAATTCCCAGAAAATAAATATAATCCTTTACCATATATTGGATCCCAATTTGTTATTTGACCAGATATAATAAGAACAGCAGATGAATTATAATAAAATATTAATGGAAAATTACTTTCATTATAAGTAATATTTAACGTATCTGTAGTACCAACTGTCACCGTACCAGCTAACGAGACCTGTATTGGATTACCTGGATCAAGTGGATTATATAATTGTATAAAAAAAGTATCTGAACCTGGACTAGGCCAATTATATGATGTGTTCCATGCAGGACATGTAAGAATATAATTATTATCTATATCTTGTGATATATCAGCAGGACCATAACTTACAATAGTACTATTGTCTGAACTTATATTACCAGGACTTGCTAAAGTATACCCACTTGACCAATTTGTCAAGATCCATCTTGGTCCAATACCAGTTGAAGTACTAACAATGTATGGTGTTAATAATAGACTTATAATTGCACCGAATACAATATCGGTGAAAGTAAATGTATTTGATAATATGTAACTCTCACTATCTTTTACGTATATATTAAAATTAGCTACAAATGAAACATTATATACAAAAGTAAAATAATATCGATGAGCTTCAATATCAGGTGATGGATCTTCTATAACTGAAATTAATTCAGTGTATTCAATACTATCATAACTACTGTAATATACTACATATAAATTAACACTAGAATAATTAGATATCCAATTAGATAAATATACGGTAAATGTAGTATCATTACCAGTAGCAACCGGACTTGGATCAGATATAATATCATTTATAGATAATTGATCAGTAATTGTAAACGCAGGTAATACTGCTTGATATATTAATATAGAGGGACCACTTGTTTCACTGCAAATAAACATATCATATACAATATTTGTATTAGATGCTGTATAATTAAATGTAATTTTATATTCACCTGCACTTTCATCAAAATAAACTGTATATGGACCCAAATATATTGTACCTGGATTTTGTAAAGCTACATATAAACTAGATATACCTCCAAATGAAGTAAATGTAGGATCCCATTGAATTAAACTTATTGTAATTGATGTTGTTGTATTAGTAAATACATAATCAACAGACCTTAAAGGTTGTATATCTCCGATTAAAACATCGGTCAATCCTATAAAAGTATAAATATTTGATTCAACGGTACCGTTACCATGTATTTTAGAATTACTGTCAGATACAAATATATTAAAATCACCTAATTTATTACATTTATATGTAAATGAAGCTGTACCAGTTACACTATCAGTGGGTGTAATTGTAATAGAATCTGCAAAACTTATATCATCAATATAATAAATTACATACATAGGTATAGAATATCTACTTGGTATCCAATTATTAATTGTAATATTATATTCAACTAATGCACCAGTACGTATTGGATAAGGATTAGAAATTACTGTAATATTAATTTGACCACTACTTGATGGTAATATAGTAATATCAGGTGTAATTACTTGATTTAAAAGTCCAATATTGGGATCAATAGATGGATCTGTATCAGATATATGTAGTGTTCTTGTTCCAACGCTTAGATTAAAATTAAAAGTGTATGTTATAGCATATACATTCCGTATCGCATCAAAAACAATTTGTGTATCATTTGGATCAGTTTGACCTTGTATAAATCCAGCTTGAGTCCAATATATATATGCTTGAGTAATAGGATATGTACCATTCCAATTTTGAAATGTGACTACACCTTGTTTGCCTACATTTTGTACATAACTAGTTGGATCAATTGTAGCAAGTATAGGTCCTATTCTAGGATTTAATACACTTAAATTTGATTCAAGTATTCCAGATCCATATACACCAGAATTACTATCTGATATATATACGTAAAAATTAGGTAATATATTTGTTGTAGCTACAAATTCAAATGAACCAGTTGTACTATCTGTAATAGTTATTGAAATACTTTCTATTGTTTTATTATTTGGATCTGTATAATATATTAAGTATAATGTTTCACTATAATACGCTGGTAACCAATTTGATAATACACCACGTAATGTAGCTGGTACATATGTACTAAATGGAGCTGCTGGAGGTATTGTATCAATACTATCTATATGAATTTGATCAGTTACAGAAACAATTGCAAGTGTACCATCAACTGCTTCTCGAATATTATATGACGGGTTCGATGGATCTGTATCACTTATATATACAGTATATGTTCCTGCAGATAATGTAGCTGTCATATTAAAAGTAATTGTACCATTCGAACTAGTAACTGATTTAGAACCATACGATTCAGTATCTACATTATCACTTATATACACATAAAAACTTGTATAACCACTTATAGTAGCATATGTTGGATCCCATTGTGTAAATGTAATCGTGATTGATCTTGCCAAGTTTTGAAAGATAGTAGTTATATTTTTAGTAGGGGTAAGAGGAGCAAGTGTAATATCTGCAGTAGGTATCGTAAATGCACTAGATTGTATATAATCATTAGGATACATATTAGGACCAGTCGGTGCTAATCGGAATTTCCTACTTTTCATAAATGGTACAAACACTGGTAATGGATCACCGCCACCACCTCCACCACCTGGATCAACCGGATTTACAAAACTTGGATCATAATTTGCTACATATATATTAAAATCAGATGATGGATGAACATTTACCGTAATACTAAATTCACCTGTCATATTATCTAAATTTGTAATTTGTGCAGTATAAGTAGTTGCATCACCTGTTGATTTATAATAATAATTCATCATTTCATTATAAAATGCAGGTATCCAATTTGTAATTGTACCCGTTAATAACGTATCTGTGAATGTTGTAAATGCAGTAGGTGTAATACTTAATCCAATTTGATCTACCATGGATAATGATACATTTGGTTTTTGTCGAACTGCAAAAGATTGTGTAACAGTAGGATCTGTATCACTAATATATATATCATAACTACCTGCTGTTAAATTTGGTGTAATATTTAATGACACTGTATATGTATTTATACCAGTCAATATATTTGTATAAGCAAATATAGAATGTTGACCAAATGATTGTGTGACTGTAGTTAAACTACCAATATATACATATAATTGAATTATATTACTATATGTACCATCACGATAACTTTCATTCCAATTTGTTAGTGATATAACAATACTTTTTTGTTGATACACTATAAATGTTGTATAATCTATTGCAGGTAATACTGAACCAATTTTAATGTTATTTAATACATATGGATCAGATTCAATTGCTCCATCACCATACACAATATTATCTGATAATGCAATTCTAACACCAGGTAAAGTTGTTATTAATTGTTGATAGGTAAAACTACCATTACTTTCAATATTAACGCTACTTTGTGTTACCGTACTATCATATATATTAGTTAAAAATAAATATAATGAAGAACCATATGAACTTGACCAATTATTAATTGTACCGTTAAATGTTGTTGTATTATATGTAGCAAATGGAGTAGGATCTGTTGTAATATTTGAAATTATAATCCTAATTGATATTATTAATCGATTTGTAAGTATTTGTCTTATTTTAGGTGTTATTATTCCAGCTGGATCAGTATCACTAATATATATATTATATGTTCCAAGTGCGTAATTAGGCGTTAAATCAAATGATAATTTATAAACTCCTCCAACTAATGTTATCGTTTGTAATCCATATGATTCTAAAACGGTATTTTCGTCACTACCAATATATACATATAATTGTGTAATATTTCCATATGCTACATCGCTAAAACTTGCATTCCAAAATGGTAATGTAATTACTACTGCTCGTGAACTACCTTGTATAACACGAGTTATATTAATAGATGCATTTATAGGACCAATTACGTCAGTTAATGTTAATTGATTTGATTTAATATATGAATTTGTATAATTATTTGTATCAGAAAAACTAATTTGAATACCAGGTAATGTATTTTCAGTAGCAACAAATGTAAATGTACCATCTGTATTAATCGTAATTAATGATGTATTACTAGTTGCATTATATACTGTTGTCTTAATTAAATATAATTGATTTGGATAATAATCTGAATACCAATTTGCAATTGTTCCAGCAAATGATGTACTAGTACGTGTTTTAAATGGTGATGGTGTCGGTGTTATTGTACCACTTGATATCGATATTTGATTTGCATAATTAAAATCACATACATCTTGATCAACTAATGTCGAATTAACTAGACGTAATTTATATACATCTACCGGAAATAATCCTGATGCAAATGTATTTGAAAAATTAATACGATAATTTGGCGTAGATGTTATTATCTTACTACCATATGTAATAACTGTTGAATTCTTCTTTAATGATACTACTAAACTATTAATACCATCTATATCAAAATAACTGCTATTCCATTGTGTTAATACAATATTATATGTTGTAAGACTATTAAATACTGCATAATTAGGTGTTGTTAAATTTGCATTAATTGGACCAATTGTATTATTAATTGTTAATTGATTAGATTCTATATAACCGTTACCATATGTAGTATTATCAGAAATAGCTATTCGAATACCTGGTCTAGTTAATACCGTTTTTGTAAATGTAATTGTATTTGTTAATCCTGTATTAACAGTAATTGATTCAGTTGTTACTGTATTTGTATATAATGTTGTATAAATTAAATATAATTGAACAGGAAATACACTTTGCCAATTATTAACTGTTACTGTAAATGTAACTGATGTATATGTTTTAAATGGCACATCTGTTGTAACTGTACTTAATGCAATTTGATCATATATTACTAATTGATTTGTAACTAATGTTGTAGTAAAATTTGGACTTGATATATATACATTATATGTTCCAGGTGTAATACCAGTAATTGTAGCAGCAAAATTTACATAATATATTTGTCCAACTAATGTAACATTCCGTAAACCAAAACTATATGTGATATTATTTATACTTGGTCCAAAATACACTGTCACTTGTGATATATTATATGTTGCATCCCAATTATTTAATTTAATTGAATAATTTGTACTTTTACCATTAATTACATAATTGGGTAATATTAATTCTGGATTAATTGGACCAATTACTGTACTGACTGGATATCCAATAGTTTCTAAATAGCCTGAACCATAATTTATAGAATCAGATATAGCTAAATTTACAAAATTATAATTACGTACTTGTGTAGTAAAACTAAATTGACCATTCGATGCTGGTACTATAATTTGTGTATATGGTGTTGAACTTGTGATATTTTTATTGACAAATATATATACAGTTGGAAATAAACTAGATACCCAATTACGTACAAATCCTGTAAATGTTACAGTAGTAAATGTTGGTACTGGTGTTATATCAGTTGTTACATTTTCAATGTAAATTTGATCAGTTACATAAATTTGAGGAGAGATTACTTGTCTTAAATATCTAAAAAGACTTGTTGGTATGTTATCAGATATGTACACATTATATGTATTAGGTGTAACTGCAAATGACGTATTAAAATTTAATACATAATTATTCGGTTTTGTTATTGTATTTAATAATGTTACAGCTGGATTATCGATTGTTAATCCTAAATATATATACAAACTAGTTATATTATCAATAGATGCATAACTTGAATCCCAATTAGTTAATGTTATTAAGAAATTTCGTGCTTTATTATTAATTATGAAATAAGGTGAATTATATATACCATTCACTGGTCCAATACTATTTACTAAAAATCCACTACCATATTTAATTAATCCATTATTATATACAACATTTTCAGATAAAAATACATATACTGGATTAATACTAGATGTATTAAATGTATAACTTAATATTTGACTATTATTTAAAATAACTGGTACTGGACTATTTAAATTATATATACTATTTGGATTGCTTGTAGTACCATAGAATATAAATATTTGATTTGGTGTTGTTTTATAAACATTGTAATTAGGTGAATAATTAAAAGTTTGTATTTGAATAGTATTATCAGTAAATGTAATCAAATTATTAGCAATATAATTTGTACTAAATGGTAATATTACATCAATATAATTAAATTGTGTTAAACTACCAGGTGGATTACTAATTTGAATATTTACTAAACCTGATCCAAATGGATATGTAGATGTAATTCTATTATACGTTAAATACAAGTATTTTTGTGACACTGTACCAAAACTTGTTGTAAAATATACTACATAATTACTACCTTCCAATACAATATTATATTGTACACTCGATAAATTATTAATTGGAATGTAATTTGCTGGTACATCTGGATCAGTCACATTTTTAGTATAAATATATAATTTATTTATTCCATTCGTTATATAACTAGACAACCAATTACCCAATGTTACTTTAAATGTTGTATCTGTGTTAATAATTGCAATATATTGACTTAATATACCAGTAACATTTTCAATTCGTGTTGTAACAATAGGTAATGGATTTGTTGGACTTAATAAAAAGTTAATCGGTGCTGAACCAAATGGTGATGAAGGAGATATTAAATTATTAGTTAAATATACATAATGGTTACCTAAATATCTAAATGCTGCTGTAAATGATAATTTAAATGTATTTAATGTACTATTGTATACAATTGGTGCATATGTTAATGGTGTATTTAGATTACCTTGATCATCTCCCAAATTAGTATTTAATGTATTATCTGCAAAATATACATATAATTGATTAATACGATATATTGTCTTCCAATTTGTTAATGTTATTGTATATGTAATTGGAACACTTAATAATGATGCATAACTATTAATGGTACCATTTTTTGAAATATTGTCAATATCACTCGCAATATTAATAGTTGTAGGATCACGATCTATATTTGGTATTATTGCATATACTGTTGCAATTGGAATATCTGATTGATTTTGTTTATCTGATACATATATATATTTTGAACCAATATTTGGAAATGTTAATATCGCATTTATTCTATACAAATTTACGTTACTACCTGGTTCTTGATATACTTCTATTGCAAATGGACCATCACCTGTTAATCCGCCACTTGCATTTGTTAGATTTTGGTCATCTGATGTATTTGATACAAATGTATATAATTCAGTTATATTCAAACGTGTCGTCCAACCAAATAATGTTATTTTAATACTTCTTGGAATTGTTATAATTGCATAATTGTTATCTAATGAACCATCTGATATACTTGAAACAGTAATAGGTGTTGTTATATTTATTGCTACATCACTCGATCCAAATGGATGCGTAGAATCAATCAATTGATTTGTAATTGATACATATTGTTTACCTGTTGCTAAAAATGTTAAATATATTGAACCAATATATACACCATTTGAAAAAATTACATTACTCGATCCTAAAAAATTTTGTTCTGTTGGATTATTACCAACATATACATAAAAGAATTTACCAAAGAATTCAGACCAATTAATAAATGTTAAATTATATAATTGTGATAAACCAATACCAGCTGTAAGTGGTGATATATTAGCAATTACTTTTTTAGTTGGATCAACTGTAGATGTAAAATTATAATAGATAAATGATTCTATAAAAATAGAAAAATGCATAAAATTATAATCAGATGTTGTTGTTGTTAAATTTGATAATGTAGACATTGAAAAATTTGATAATGTATTTAATGTAGATGAAATGTCTTGAATATTTTTAAATACAGAAAACATATTTTCTAATATACTTATATCATTTTGATATAATAATTGTTGATAATAAATCGTATCATTCGTTAAATTATATTCATATCCAAATGGCATATAACTATATACAATAGAAAATGATGGTACTACTACACTAGATGATACAGCTTGTTCACCAGAAACTGTTTTAGATCCAGTATTAATAATAACATCATATAATTTATCAGGATCATCAAAATATACATTATATAATGTTAGAGTTACATCATACCCATTTTTATTATAAACAAAGTTTTTAAACATATATTTTGTATTAGTTGATGGATATATTGTATTTGTAATATTACCTATTATATAATCAATTATAGTACTATATAAATTAGTAGGTACATTTGTTTTATTATTATAATAATATGTTAATGCATCTGTTACAGCTAAACTATCTATATTTTTAATTAAAAAATTATTATCATTGAATGTTATTACTGAATAATCTGAAATTATATTATTATTGTTAACAACCCAATAATCATATGCATTATGAAATCTTACACGTTCTTCAAAATTATTATATTTACCAATAATACTTTGTCGTAATGCAAATATTAATTGATAATATATAGAATAATTAAAATTATTTTTAATTTTTAATAATGAAAAATCTGCAGGAATTTTGAATTGATCATATTCACTATTGTATATATATTGTATAGTAGATTGAACTGTATATGATGTAATTTTAATTTTTAATAATGAATTTAAATACATATCTACGATATCATCTAATCTATCAGTATTTGAAAATAAACGTAATCTAGAATATAAATCATAATATGATATTTCATATATCGAATTTTGATAAATAATCTTTTTAGATTTTAATAATAAAAATAAATATTCTGCTATCAAATTAATTAACCCGTTTTTCCAATCTTTTGCTAACACTTGACCTAATGTATTACCGATTGATATTGGTGTAATTTGTAATGAAGAACCAATTAATTCTGTCTGATTTAATATAAAACATTCAGATAATAAGAAATAATAAATTTTATAAATCAATGCAGGTAATACAACAGTTCCTTCAATATATGTATTAACTTGTTCACCAGATGAATCAAATATAGGTAAACTTCCCATATAATTGTAATTAGATAACATACCTAATGTGTATGGATATCCACCAAAAATTAATCCATTTTGATCAAATGAATTTGTTACAATAATTTTTTCATTTAAAAATTCAACATAATTATCATTATTTGGTAATATAATATTGATTGTTGAATTATCAGATACAGTTGTTAGGTCATTCAATAAATCTTTAATAAATAATAAATTATCCATATGTTTATTTACAAAGAATGGATGTGTAATATTCTGCAAATGGTCAATATTACCAACAAATGCTAAATTATCAATTATTGTATCAAATTTAACTAAATCACTCGTTATTTCTGGATAATCTGTAAATGTATTTAGTGTTAATATATTTCGTACTGTTTTATTATTATAATCAGTTGTTACATTATAAATAAATGCATTTTCAATCGTTCCATACATATATTGTCGATATTGTATTTTATAAAATGTAAATAAATACATATATGATTTTGGTCTAGCTACTTGTGTACCATCATATAATTTGACAGTTGATGGTGTACTTTTATATGGAAAAAATTGTGCATTATCTATTTTTAATTGATGAAAGTTAGAAAGAAAATAATCTAATCCAGATGATAAATATTTTACAAAATAATAACTTACTGGTAAATTAGGATTATCATAATCACTAATTTTTGGTTTTGCTGATGAGTTACTTAAATACGAAAACAAATAATTTAAATAAAATACAACAGTGTGACTTGCATTTTGAATATTGTATAAATCATGATATATTTGTGGTATTAAATGATAATCAACATTTTCTGAAAATCTAAAGAATTTATCATAGAATGTTAACGATGTTACATCATTTACTGAATTATAATCTACTTGTAATTGATTTTGAGCGGGGGTTGAACTTTCACTCGCTTGTATTGTTTTTTGACGATAGTTTAATATATTCTTAAATAATTCTTTAAATACTGCTACATCAGATTGATATATACTCATTACTTTATCGATAGTTATATTCATAAAATCTAACGAAACCAATGAATAATTATTATCTCTATATATAAAATCACTTTCTAAGTTATCTCGTTCTGTAAAATATAATAAATTATTAAATATAGCATTGTATTCATTAATTATATTGTGATAATTTGTATTATTCAAATATCTTAAACTTAATACATCACTGAAATTTCGTTGATTAATATTATAAAAATTATTTATAAAATGATCAAGTTCGTAACCAAGCGAACTTGTATCTAATATATTTGATGATAATTGGTTGTATTGACTAATTGCTGTAGATAATCCAGTAATAACTGATGCAAAATTATAATTATTATTTTTTGAATAATTTAGTACATAATCATTCCATCCATCAAATAATAATAAATCTGTTATATTAAAACTATTTACCTTAAATTGTGTTGTAATATTATTATATTTAGTATTCGATTGATTCGTTGTTGTTAAATTCATTGAATTTTTAAATAATACTAAAAATTCTTGATAATCTGTAAATCGTGCATTTAAATTTGTTAATATATTCATTATTTCAATTGGATCAGTATCATAATCAAATGTCTCTGCAACCGATGCATTAAAATTATTTATAATACTATATAATCGTTGATCTAATAAATTATATCTCATACTAATACCATCATATCTATTTTTAGCATCTCTTGTACCATATGCCATACGTGTCGCATATACTAATTCACCTTGGATTTTATCTGGTCGATTATTATAAGATGTATTTGTTGTAGTATTAGTTGTATTATTTGTATAATATTCAGAGATGAATGAATTACCACTATATGTATACATCATATCATAAAATAATGATAATGTATTAAAATAGTAAAAATATGGCTGTGCTGATCTTTGTACCCATGCTTGATAACTTTGTACTATATTACCTTCCATATTTGGTAAAAATATACCTGATTGAAATGCATAGAAAAATGCAAAGTCAATACTATTGATATTTGGTGTAATATAATTGTTTATTTTTTTATAAAAATTTGCTAATGTTTTAGCAGGATATTCAGTATCTCGTAATATACCACCATATCCTGCTAAAAACAAATATTTTATATAATCGTAATGTATTGATAAATTAAATATCTTATAATATTGATCAATATGATATCCAGTAGGAAATACTACACTCGATGTAAAATTTGTATTATTTGTAGCTGAATTAATTGTATATTGATCTGATGCTAATATTACTTTTACTAATTGATTTGAACCATGAATTTTATATATAATTGGATAGTTACTTAATGCAATTGTCGAATTTAATACTAAATTAATATTATATTTTTTATTAATACGATATACAATTTGAAACAAATACGACATCTCTAATATAATATTTGTTACTTGAGTACTAAATTTTACATTATTCAAGTTACGATATTCTGGTTTTAATGAATAACTTGTATAAACTGTATATAAATTTGTTTCATTTTGTATAATTGAATTATAGGTTTCATATAAATCACCCGTAAAAATAACAGTACTTATTATAAAACTTAATGTTTGAAATAATAAATTACCTAATACACTTGGCGATAATTGATATATTGTTTTAAAATATGTATCATCTAAATTTACATTTAATACATATAAATCACCATATGTAGCTAATAATTCTGATAAATATTTATACATATAATACATTAATAAACCATCATCTTTTCCTGCTAAACTTGCAATATAATTATTAGTAGTAGTTGTATTAATACCATTTTGAATAAATATCGTATTCCAATAATTTTGTAAATATGATTTTTGTAAAAATGTATTATTATTTTGTTCTAATTCTTCCAAGTATCGAATAAATGAAAAACTAGGTGGTGATATAGCTACATTATTTATCGAAAGTCTATCTAATAAATTATATGAATATTCAATCGGATGTAATATAATTGGTAATTGATTTGGATCTAAATATGGAATAGAACCTTCTGCATTATTTGTATAATTGTAACCATCTGTTCGTTGATAATTTATATTATTTACAAAATAAATAGAAGATGGTTCTGTTAAATAATTTTCAGATAATTCTTTAACTTTTTGATATATATTTTGATATATTTGAGTTTGTTTGGAGTATAAAAATCGTGGAAAATATTCTTCAGATCGGTAATTTACCATAAACTTATTATCTACTAATAATGGTATATTTGGCGATGTATCTATTATATCTTCTTGATATGTTGAATATTTTATTCCACCATTTCTAGTAATATATTGTCGATTTAATTCATAATTTTTCATATTACCAAACATTACTTCATGTTGTATATTAATATAATCTAATAATATATTGTTACCATATAATTGACTAGTAATAACTGTATTATCATTAATAATATTTACTAAATCTGTAGAATAATTATCTAAATATGTATTAAAATTTAATATTTTGTAATTAATACTATTTATGGTAATATAACTATTTTTAAAATCAATATGTTCAATATTAAATGATGATTCAATATCTAATATTAATTGTGTTAAATCAATCGATAATGTATTTTCTGTTACATTTTTAATTAAACTTACATTTACATTCTTTTCAATTAATTCATAATCACCAATAGTATTTACAGTAAACTCTTTTTGATAATAATGTAATACCAATGATGTAATATCTTCTAGAATAAGGGGTGGTGTAAGAGGTAGCGCAAGGGATGGCTCTATTGTAAATGTAATAATTGTTTTTCTTCCATTCGTATTTGTATCATTATATTGTAAATAATTAAGTACTTTTATAAATGTATCACTTAATGTATCACGAATATTTAATAAAGATGCACTCCATTCATTGTTATAATTATCTGATAATCCTTTGTATTGATCAATAATATAAGTTGTTAAAAAATTAGTATAAGATAATTGTGTAGTATATTGATCATCTTTCATAATATGTTTATTAATCATGAATGTTAAATATTGTTGATAACGGAAAACACCATTTACAATATTCGTAAATGTTGTATCTCCAACACCAATAAAATTAAAAGTATTATTTGCTTGTTGAAAATTTATTTTAAAATAAAAATTATTCAAATAATCTTGATTGTTTGAATTTTTTAATATTGTTTTGTAATATACATTCTTCATATAATTAAATAATACATCATAACTATCATATAAATATGTTTGAATCGTTGCATTTAATGTTATTATTTTTTCTGTTGTTAATACAAAGTCTGATGCAAAAATAAATTCTCTTAGTAATTTTTCAGATATTGATTTAATATTTGTTTGATTAATTGTTGAAATAGAAATATCAGAATATATTATATTTTTAATACTAGTTAAATCAGTATTCGTGTAATATGTAATATTGTTAATATTTGTATAACTCGTCATTAGTACAGTATCTGTTAAATATAGTTGATCTATTTCAATTGGTTGTACTGTAAGTGTTGTATTGTAATTAGTAATTGTATTATGATCAATATTCAAAAATGATTTTCGTATTTCAATAACTTTAAATACACCATATAATTGATTATATGTATCAATAGGTAATTCACTCGAATTTATACCAATTAATATTGTATCATTTATATTAATATTTATAGATCGATCTAACGTAAATTCATGATAATTATTAATATTTAATTTTATATAAGTAATTTGTGCAAAATTAATCGGCTCAAATTGACTATTACTAAATCCATAATACATGTATAAAGAATTATTATATGTTTCAATCAATTTATTTGTAAAAATATGACGAAATGGTTGTAATACTACTGTTAATGGATTTATATCACTAATACTTTTAATTATACATGCACCAATAATTGTATTGTTTCTTTTTATTAAAAGATAATTTTTATTAAATACATTAAAAAAAGATGATGTATAATCTAATAAATAATTTTTATTATTTGATACATTTTCAAATGCTGAATATAATAAAAAATAATTTGTATTATATGTAATTGGTAAAATAACATTATATTGATAATCTAATGGAGCAATTGAAAATATACCTTCATAATCAAAAACATAATCATTAATTTGTTTAGAATTATTAATTTGCGTGTTCATGTTTTCAATAAATGTATTCAATGCAATTACTTCTGGTCTTCGTAATATATATTTTTTAACAGTATTGTAATATTTATTTTGCCATTCATTATAATATGTAATTTCATAATTTGGATTAATTTCTTTAATATTTAATAAATTTGCAATAAAAAAATAGAATTCTTTATCTTGAAATGAATAATTTAAATAATCAATATTTGATATATCTGCTTTTTCTGAATATTTTAAATCTTTAATCGTATGTAATTTGTATTCATTGTCAAAAAATTGTGAATTATTCGTAATAAATGTATCTAATGAATATTTTTGTGATTTACCTGGTGTTAAAAACATTGATGCATCTAATAATGGTAATACTAATTGATATTTATTAATTTGACTATCACGTACTAAATATGCCTGTAAATTATTACCTAAATTTAATTTATATAAATTCTCATTATATTGTTGTATATCTGTCATTGTTGAAAATGTATATTGATTTTCTAATGATGCTAAATAATCATCTCTATTTGTAAAAGTATATTCTCCTGAAACTTCAGGTAAATCAATAACTAACATCATATCTGTTAATAAATCTCCTACCTTTGGTATTGTAACATCTATCTTTTTTCCAAAATCACTTAGACTTGATAAATTTAAAATATAATCTTCTATTGAAAATGGTTGATATTTATGATATACAACTTTAAAAAAAGTAAAGTTTTGATCAATAAAAATAGAATCAGAAGTACTATTCGCGGCAATTTGTAATATGCCTCCTCCCATATTAATAATTATTATTATTATTATAATTATTAATATAAAAACTTTAAATTATAATTATAAATTTTATGAACTAAAATATAATGCACCCATACCATTTGCTAATCGTAATATATTATATGTTAATCCATACATTTGAAATTTTGCTTTATTGATATTTGAACTATCATATTGACTGGCATAATCCCAAAATTCATCTTTTAATGTTAAATTTATAGATTTATAACGTAATGCTGAATAATTACATGCTCCAGATGGTTGATAATTTTCAGGTGATAATGAAAATGTATATGTATAAATACCAGCCGATGGAATAGATGTATGACATTTGTATGGTATTACATAATTTAGATAATCTCCTTCTAATCGTTTTTGGCGAGGATATGATTCAAATAATAATTCAAATGTATTTAATGGTCCATTTAAATTATATGTTAATATTGTATTTGTATCATCTCCTTCATATTTACCATTGAATTGAAATTGTTTATTATTAATTGCTACAATTTTATATGTATTATTATAATATTTTGTATTTGAAAAAGTAATATATTTTCCAATCAAAGTTGAATCTATAACAAATTGATTTACAAATGCATCATTTATAATAAATATAGGAACAGTTTGTTGTATATTATTAATAGTTATAATACTACTTGTAATAATTCCTTCTACAATAATATTTGTATTATAATTATAATTTTTATAATATAATGATTGATTACTTTGAATATAGAAATACATTGATTTAACTGAATTGAAAAAATCAAAGTTTATTGTTTGTGCTTGACTTATAATATCTGTATTATATTCTTGTACATAATCAACTAAGTATTCATGCGCATACGTTGCAAATTTTCCTCGTTCATCTTCATCTAAATATATATATTCGGTTAATAATCTTGCATCTACGATATGAACATAATTATCTATATTTACATTATCACTTATTAATGCAGGATCAACATTTATAACATTATACAAATTATTTAATTTAATCGATATCTTAACTTCATGATATCTAAAAAATATAATTGGTAATGCACATTCTAAATATTTATTAAAGAAAAATTGTAA